GTTTAAAAAACATGGCATCGTAGGGAAAATTTCTAGTGATGCTTTGACTGATGATATCATCACTGATTTGAAAACAGTAATGGCAGGGGAGGAATAATATGGCTAAGCAACAATTTAAAGCTCAAGCGGACATATGTAAGAAGTCGCTTGATGTATTACATAAAGCAATTGAACTTGATCCTGATAATACGGAAGAATACAACGCAGGTATCGCATACACAGAAAACGTTATGAAAGCCTCTAATGCCATTGTAAAAGCTTTTGATGTTGTAGAGCCACCTAAGGCAGCTAAACCTAAAGAAAAAACTGAAGACACTCCTAAAGAAGAAAAGCCTAAACGCAAACGTAAAACTAAAGCAAGTGAGCCTCCTGTACCTACTGTTAAAGAGACTGAAGAAGTGATTACTCCAGTGATGGAAGAAGACACGGACTTATTCGCTATGTTCAGCGACTAAAAAGGAGGTATTCACTGTGGAGATTGTATCCAGTACCTATATTCACAAAATGTTTGATAGCGTAATTCTAGAGGTTCCGTATGGTGCAGAATATACGACTATCCACCACATCGACTGCGGGTTTACCTTTGGTGGTAGTTGGCAGCGTAAATATTCGTATCACAATGGATATGTTACAGGCGCTAAATATTATACCTGCCCAAACTGCCAAACATCTTCAAATCCTTATGATCACAAAATTTACTACTCTATTAGTGATGAGAAAGTATATCCTGTCACTGCTCATGTGGAGGTTATTAATTACAAACATTTCTTAGATTTAAAAATTAGATACCAAGGCATACAGCTTTTCTTTGACGGTAGAAAAAACGACCACGGAATGTGTACGGAAACGTTGCGATTCGACTTTAAGAAACGCAAGGCTATCTTCATTGATAGATTTAGAATCCGTTATGAATTGACTGTGGATTACATTCGTGAAAATGAGATTATGCCTGTACTTAAATTCTTTGGTGATTCATACGCAATGACAGACTTTAACAGAAAATTTTTAAACAAAACATTCAAAGCATTAAGGTCTATGTTTGAAAAACGATTAAAGGAAACATATGGGTATGGCGCTAAGGATGTATATGTAGCTCCTGGTGCCACTGAAGACAACGGCTATCATTTTACGATGCTGCTTAATATGATTTTAAAATTATCGGCACCGGATATGCCTAGTATTGTTAGCTTGATGAGACAGTATGTGCACTGGACTAATGCTTACTGCTTATATCGATATACAAATATTCCGTTTGAAGACGATGTATTGGCGGCTACAAGAAAGGGTATGAATTTTCAAGAAGCACTTAGACAATCATATAAGGCTCCCAATAGTAGAGCCTTGCGGAAGTGTATGGTTAATGATCCATTAAGCGTATATATGTCTGATGTTCTTAATCTCTTTGGTGATGAAAATTGTAGACGTACTATTCTAACGCTACAAAGAAGCTATGAAAGTGCTTGCCCTTATACAGGTAAGCTTCATAACGCTAATGATTTTCGTAAGGCGATGAAGTTAAATACACCTCACTCTAAGGACATGTGGCAGGAGCTAATTAAGCGATGTGGTGAGCCAGCGGTATTGCGCTGGATGTTATCCGAAGACATTCGTGATATCGAAGATTGTGTAGATATGTACACAAAACTCGATGCAAAATACCAAGATGTATTATGGACAAAACGATTCAAACTGAAGAACTTTCATGATGAAGTTATCAAAATCTTCAATAGGCAAGAGTACGGCGACGTAATGCTTCCGGAGGTTCCTCAATTACAAGCGGATGTAAACGGAATGCATTTTATGGTCCCAAGAACTGCAGCAGATTTAATGACTGCTGGTAAACGGTTAAAAAATTGTGTTGGCTCATACCGAGATAGAGTCATGAAAGGAACTACGGCAATAGTGCTAGTTACTGATGATGCTATGAAGCCAGTTGCATGCCTAGAATTGGCCAATAAGGGTAAGAAGAAAGGTCGTCAAATATTTGATTTAGTACAGGCTAAGCTCTTTGCTAATGAAATGCTTAAAAAGAATGCTCATATTAATTCGACGGTCATGCAATGGGCCAATCAATTAAAGATTGAACCGCATACCATCGATGTGGATGCCACTGTTGTATAGGAGATCACTATGAAACTCACAAAATTAGAATTACTAAATTTTAAAGGGCTAAAGTCCTTTACCATAAATCTTAATGGCGATGTCGTAATCCGTGGTGATAATGCTACTGGTAAAACAACTGTATTTGACTCTGTGTGCTGGTTATTATTTGGTAAAGATAGCCTAGATAGGGCTGATTTTGAAATCAAAACATTGGATGGAGGAGAACCCATTCATAAAGTCAATCATGAAGTAACAGGTACCTTTACTTTAGATGAAGGTGGCACAGTAGAACTCAAACGTGTGTATCGTGAAAAGTATTCATCCCCTCGTGGTGGTGAAGTAACTATGACAGGACACACGACAGATTATTTTGTTGATGGTGTTCCTAAAAAAGAAAAAGAATACAAAGAAATGGTTAGTTCACTTGTCGATGAAAGCATCTTCAAATTAATTACAAATCCATTGTATTTTAACGAAACGTACTCCTGGCAAAATCGTCGCAAGTTACTTTTGGAAATGTGCGGGGATATCTCAGACGAAGATGTTATCGCAAGCCATGATGAATTAAGACGATTGGCTGGACTGTTAGAGGGGAGAACAGTAGATGATCATCGTAAGGTGGTCGCAGCTAAGAAGACCGCCATAAATAAAGAGCTGGATATGATTCCAGTTCGCATTGATGAAGCTATGCGTAATAAACCTGAAATTACATCTGATAAAGCAAAACTCATTCGTGATATTGAAACCTTATCCGCTGGTATAGATGAAGTTGAAAAGCAAAAGGCAATTATTCAAAACGGGTTTAGTTCTACTGAAAAGGAATCTAAAATCCGTGATATTAACCGACAGTTAGAGGGGCAAAGCTCTAAAGTACTATCTGACTATCATAAACAAAAACAACGCTTGCGCGATGAATATGAAGCCTCTTTAACCAAACTAAAAATGGTGGAAGTAGACAGAGATAGATGTGCTGATAGACGAGATGAGCTCAATAAAGAAATTGAACGTGAGTCTAAACGCATTATAACCTTACAATCTGAATTTGATACGTTTAACGCACAACAATTCAATAAAGAATCTTGCCCTACTTGTGGCCAAGCACTACCCGCGGATAAGCAAGAGATTCTCGAGGCAGAGTTTAACACCAATAAATCTAAGAAGCTTGAGGAGTGGAAAGGGCTTATTGAAAGTGCAGTAAAGCTTAAAGCAAACTATGAAGAGCAACAAGAAATTATGGTGTCAAAGATTGATAGTTTAACTACTGAGGCATCTCAATATAATGATGCTTACAATGTTAAATTTAAAGAATATGAGGCATACTCTGAGCCTAATCTTGAAGATGATTCAGTCTATGCTGATTTGAAGGCTCAATTATTCTTACTAGAGATTGACGATGAACCAGGAGCTGATACTGAAAAACTTACTAAACTTGACGAAGAGTTGAGCTCTATGAAGTCTAAAAAAGCAGAGCTTGAGACTGAATTAAATAAATTTAAGCTTATTGATGATATTAACCATCGAATCTTTGAGTTAGAAAACCAACAAGAAAAGTTAGTGGCAGAAAAGAACGCACTTGATGAAGCGTCCTTCTTAATGGATGAATTCATTAAAGCAAAGGTCAACATGTTGGAAGAAAGCATTAATGCAAGGTTTAAACTAGCTCGATTCAAAATGTTTAATGTCATGTTGAATGGCAATGTAGAAGAATGTTGTGAAACTACCTATGAAGGAGTTCCATACCGCAGTATGAATAATGCAGCACGTATTAATGTAGGGTTAGATATCATTAATGCACTAACAAGTTATTACAAAGTGAATGCTCCGGTATTCATCGATAATGCAGAAGCAGTAACTGAATTCGTTCCAGTTAATAGTCAAACGATTAAGTTGATCGTTGATGAATCGAAACCGCAATTAACTGTTGAGGAGGTGTAGATATGAATGATTTACAGATTTTTAAGAACGATACATTTGGCCAAGTTCGTATTTTAGAAAAAGATAATGAATTATGGTTTGTTGCAAAGGACGTCGCTGATACTCTCGGGTACCAAAACGGTAGTCGAGATGTAAATCGACATACTGATGAAGAAGATAGAACAAAGACAATGGTGTTTGATGGTAATCAAAATAAAGAAACGATTTTAATTAATGAAAGCGGACTTTATTCCCTGGTACTATCCAGTAAACTACCAACGGCGAAACAATTTAAACGATGGGTTACGTCGGAAGTGATCCCACAAATTCGTAAGACTGGTGCGTATAGCATGAATATTCCCAAGTCATTGCCTGAAGCGTTAAGAGCCTATGCTAATGAAGTTGAGTTACACAATGCTACTAAAGCTATCGTGGCCCAACAGGAGCAGCAGATTGCTGAATTTAAACCAGTAAAAGATTATGTAGATAAAATCTTATCTAGTAAATCCTGCTTGACTATCACTCAGATTGCCGCTGACTACGGTATGAGCGCTCAAGAATTAAATAAAATCTTACATGAAGCTGGTTTACAACGTAAGGTCGGTGATCAATGGATTCTCTACAAGCAGCATATGTCTAAAGGGTTTACAAAATCCGAAACCTTTACGTTCTGCAGAAGTGATGGTCGCTTAGACTCTAAAATCACTACTAAATGGACCCAAAAGGGTCGTTTAGAAATTCATAATATTTTATCTAAATTAGATATCCACGCTGTATGCGAAAACGTGGCATAGGAGGTACATAATGGGTGAAGTAACAAAAGCACAAACTCAAACACCATCGCTTAAAACTATGGTGTCTAGTGAGTCGGTAAAGAAACGTTTTAATGAAATCTTAGGTAAAAAATCAGCGGCCTTTGTGTCCAGCTTGATTTCTGTATCTAATAATAATGAACTTTTATCAAAAGCAGACCCTACTACAGTTATTACTGCAGGTGTGATGGCAGCCACTTTAGATCTTCCAATTAACCAAAACCTTGGGTTTGCTTATATTGTTCCTTTCTACAATAGCAAGAAGAAAATTAATGAAGCTCAATTTCAAATGGGTTACAAAGGGTATATCCAGTTGGCCATGCGCACAGGTCAATATAAGACTATTAATGCTAGTGAAATCTACGAAGGCGAAATTAAACACCATAATAAACTTACAGGCGAATTCGAATTGGGTGAGCGAACTGGTGATAATGTAGTTGGCTACATCGCTTATTTCAAACTAATTAATGGTTTTGAAAAGTATTTATATATGTCTAAAGAAGACGCTGAAGCACACGCTATAAAGTATTCTCAAACATACAAAAAGGGGTTTGGCCTTTGGAAAACTGACTTTGACGCAATGGCTATCAAAACGGTACTCAAACGTTTGTTAAGTAAATATGGCATTCTATCAGTAGAAATGCAGAGCATGGCTAATGCAATCTCTGTAGATGGCGCCGTCATTCGTGATAATAATGGCGAACTCACCCCTGATTTTGAAGGTGAAACTATCGATGTTCAATCAGATGTGGCAGAAACTATTGCTAACAATGCAAATTCTGAAGCCATTGATATAGAACCTGGTCCTGCCAATGAGTTTGTTAATCCTGAAACTGGCGAAGCAGTTAATATGTTTGGTGATTAATTGTGATTAGCATTCAAGCATTCGGTAGTAGCTCCAAAGGGAACTGCTACCGAATCAAAACATCAACAAATGGTGATGAACTGCTACTGGATGCAGGGTTATCCTTTAAAGAAATTCAACGGTATTGTCGATTTAACTTTCTGCATCTATGTGGGGTATTAGTCACTCATGAACACGGAGATCATAGCAAAGCTGTCCACGATTTATTAAAGATTGGCCATCGTGTATATATGTTAAAAGATACTGCAGACGCATTATATGTAGCAGGTAATCATAAAGCTATTTACATTACACCTAAAGTTCAATTTACGATAGGTAATTTTACTATATTGCCATTTGAACTAGAACACGATGTTCAGAATGTTGGATTCTTAATTTCTGACGGTGAAGAGAAACTCTTATATATTACCGACACCTATTACTGCCGATATACGTTCAAAGATGTTGATCATATCATGGTTGAATGTAATCATTCCTATGAAATCCTAAATCAACAAGTAGAAGCTGGTTATTTAGATGAAAAGCGAATGGAACGGTTAATTCAATCTCACTTTTCACTAGAAAACGTTATTAAATTCCTCAAATCGATGGACCTAACTAAGTGTCAAGACATACGGCTACTACATTTATCTGACAGCAACTCAGATGCAGAAATATTTAAACAAGCTGTTCAAGCTGCTACTGGCAAATTAGTAATCGTAGAACAAGAAAGGAGTCCCCTATGATCTTTAAATCAATTCAAATTAAAGATAACGATATTAGTATTGCCTATCAGAAACCATCTGCCACAGGTCTTACGGATGTATTTACTCTAAAATCCAAAGATGATCCACGTCCTGAACTTCTGCAAGCATTTAGTAAACTGCAGTCTATTGTGAAGAAGAACTTCGAATTTCTGGAAGAATTTAAAATTCCATTTTTGGTAAATACATTTAAATTTAAGTATGGCGACATTGAAGGTCTTATTCACAAGGTTGGTGTTGAAGGTATCGTGTCTGATATGAACACTCCTAACGAGTTTAAATTCAAAACAGATTGGTTAAATGTTGAGTATGCAGACTCTACATTCGCTATTTCTGTTCAAGACTTAATCGATGAATGCGTGAAATTTATTATGGGACGTCGAGCCCAGGATAATTTATTTAATGACAGTGAAGAGTGATAGATATGGCGAAAAATCAATCATACTACTTTAGTCATGACATCAATGCGAGTAATGATCCTAAAATCGCTGCTATGATTTCAGAATTAGGAATGATTTCATATGCCTGGTGGTGGATATTGATTGAAAAATTAGCCGCAGCAGATGACTATAAATTGCCACTAAAAAAATATACATTCGTTGCTTTGGATAATGAGTTAAGGATGAACAATGAACAAATTTTAACAAGTGTTCAACAAGTGTTCAACAAAAATCAACACGTGTTGGAACAAAATTCAATGTGTTCATTTTGTTCATTTTTGTTAATTTATTTGTTGATTCATGACTACGAATTATTGGACTGTGACGACGAATATTTTTGGTCACCTAGCTTAATTCGAAGATTTGAATTTAAAAAGGTGAAAGAGGAAACTATCCGCGAAAAACGTAGGTTGGCGGGTCTTAAAAGCGCGGAGTCTCGCAAAGCAAAAAAACAAAATTTAACACATGTTCAACAAAATTTAACACATGTTCAACAAAATCAACTAATAAAAGAAAAGAAAAGAAAAGAAAATAATATAGAGAGAGATACGCGCGCGCGTGAAAATGAAAATCCTCTATCTATGTTTGACGATGATGAAGTAAAAAATAAACCTATTTACGAATTGTATATGAAATCAATTGGAGTTGTATCACCTGCTATTAAAGAGCGGTTAGATGATCTAGTTGAATCATATGGTAAGGAACGAGTTATTGTTGCTATCAATACCACGGCCGATAACGGGGGTAATAGTATCAAGTATGTTGAAACTGTTACAGCAGGGAATTTAAAAAAGGAGGTGAATAAAGATTTTGGAACCACTAAACGTAACAGCAGCAATAGAGGCTCTTCGAGAAAAGACGAGCAAGTTGACTGGCAAGCAGAATATGAAAGAGTACACGGTAAAAAATGAGTTCTTTTATCCAATCTATGATAAACCAGTAGTCATTCAAACTAATGTTAATACTACCTATGCTGCAGTTGGAATTCCTAAACGATATTACGATATGGATTTCGACTGGTTGCGTAAGCATGGTAGTTTCCCGAAAGAAAATGCTGAAGCCTATGCTGTGGTTAAGGAGTACTCTCATAACCTAAAAGAAAATCTTGAGTCTGGCAAGGGGCTTATATTAAGGGGCCCAGCTGGTACCGGCAAGACATCGATTGCGGTGAGTATCTTGAAACAAGCTATGGCATTAGGTAAAGGGGGTCTCATGATTTCGATGCCTAATCTATTAGGCACCATGCTTACACTATCTAAAGGGGATAATGTGGCTTATCTAAGCTTTGAGCAAAAGCTTAGGAATATACCCTTACTATTACTTGATGATTTTGGAGCAGAATATTCAAAGTCTGACTGGGTAGTATCTAAGGTTGAAAGCGTTATTATTGATCGCTACAACCGAATGAAGCCTATAATTCTTACGACGAATTATAGCGAGACCTGGACTGAAAAGAATTATAGCCAAAGAGTATATGACCGGTTACGCGGCGAATATGCGGTGGCTATATTCAATGGAGCATCACACCGATGAAGATTCTCCTGCGATGTCAGTTTAGGTTTAGAAAGAAAGCCCATAACCGATTCCCAACGTTAAATGAGTATATTGACTGCGAGCGTGGTTCGACTATAGCAGCCGCCGCTATGAAAAAGAAATGCACCGAGCAAGTCAAAGAACAATGTCTATCACAACAGATAGAATCGGTTAAGGGTAAAGTAGACCTATTATTTGAATGGCACTCATCAACCAGGCATGATCCTGATAATGTAGCTTTTGCTAAGAAATTTATTCTTGATGGACTACAAGCTGCAGGAGTGCTAGAAAACGATAATAGGAAATTCATCGGTACTATGGCTGATGAGGTTATAAATGACGATGATGATTTTGTGATTGTACATATCACAGAACATATGAGTATATTCCTATAGTCGCTAATAGCCATAAAAATCAAAATTTCATATGTATAAGAACGTTTTAATGCGTTAGCGAGTGAATCTTCATGAAGTTGGAATAAAACACAATACGGACTAAAATAAAGCGTAAAGGGGGAGATGCATTTGAATGAATGCGAAATTGAAAAAATCACTAGGTTGGCCACTGAGGTGGCTACTAAAACCTACTATGAATTAGCAAAGCAAGAAAATGCACAGCTAGGTCGTAAACTTCGACACAACACGATCAAGCTATTAAAGCATTATAGTCAGTTACAGTCATATGTAGACAATGCTATCATGGATTCGACACAAGCCGATGATATATGGCTCAATGAACTGTTGATTGATATGTTTGACGATAAGAGCATTGTGAAAGTGAATGCGATTGTTAAAAGCAAAGAAAAAACAGCATTGATGATGCGACATGTAAATAACATGCTCGATATCTATGCTGAGAAGTGTAGCGACAAGCAATTCAAATATTGTGAATGCATGCGCAGGTATTATATTGATGGAGAAACCTTAGAAGAGATTGCTGAATCATTTCCTGAAAAGCCAGATGTTCGTACCATCAAACGTTACATCGCTAGAGGGATTGAAGAGTTATCTGTATTGCTATGGGGCGTTATTGGATTAAATACAAAGCTAGCCTGAAAAATTGTCCCAAAACTGTCCTAGACCTGTCCTTCTTGACAGTTTATAATGATAGTGTGAGTTAATAGGAAAACAAATACTATCTCTCTCAACGACACAGTGAATACCTAGAACACTAAAGCAAAAGACCACTTAATCCATATGGTTAGGTGGTCTTTTTGCATACAAATTTTAAGGAAGCGATGTGAATGCGATTGACAGATGTGTATTGTGAAAAGAGGCGATGCCTCAATAATGTAAAAGGTTGGTGCAAGGCTAATGGAATTCATATTGATCACATGTGCAAATCGTATGCACCATCACATTCGTTAGTAAAGACAAAAATCGCAAAGGTTCATAAGGAATGCGGTAAATATAAACAAAATAAAGGCGTATTAAGATAGCTTTTGGGGCAGTACCCGCGCTAAATAATAAAAAATAAATTTAAAAAAAATACACGTTTCGTTGAATTTTTGAGTAATTTTTTTTGGTAGGTTCTTCTGGGAAAAATTGAAAGCGTGCGGTGGCCGAGACCCCAAAAATTGCCTAGATTTTAATTTTTTTATGACCTTGCTAGTGATACAGGTAATGAAAGGAGGCTGATTGATAAGTGAAAATTACAGATGATTTGAAAACGGCAACGGCCTCGCAGTCAAACCTGGCAAAAGCACTTGGACTCTCGCGTCAACGTGTTTCGCAACTACTCCAAGAAGGGGTTTTAGCTACCGATGAAAAGAATAATATTCTTGTTATCAAATCCGTTATCAATTATGTCAAATATAAGGGGCAATCCTCTGCTGAAGAGGAAAGTAGTTCTGATGATGCGGTATTCGAGGTTGAAAAGGCCAAGAATGAACGCGCAAAACGCAAGATTGCCGAGTTGAAACTAGCCAAAATGAACGGTGAGGTGTACTCAGCAGATACTGTAGAACAGGTTATGACAGAAATGCTTGTTAATTTGCGTACACAATTGTTAGGATTGCCAACTAAATTGGCACCACAGCTACAAAATATAACAAAAGAAGAAGCATATAACCTGTTAACACAAGAAATAGAGGATAAATTGTCCGAATTAAGTGAATATACGCCATCATTATTCATGGATAGCGATGAGTTAGACGATGATAAAGCGCCAAATTAGGCGCTTTTTTAATGCAAAAAAGGAGGTGATAGTATGAAAACGGCAAAAGAATTGTGGCAATATGTTTCTAAAACGGGCCTGAAACCATTACCAAAAACGAGTGTTAGCCAATGGGCTGATGATTATCGCATGCTATCACAAGGCCTTTCTGCTGAACCAGGACGTTGGAAAACGAGTAGAGCGCCATACCAAAAGGATATTATGGATGCATTTACACAACCTGGTATCAATCGGGTAGTGGTTAAGTCAGCGTCACAGGTCGGGAAGGCTCTTGATGTAGAAACACCAATTATGACAACTACAGGATGGAAACGTATGGGCGACCTAACCACTAATGATCAAGTTTTTGATGAAAATGGTAAGCCTGTTCGTATCTTAGCAATTAGTGAAGTATGGACTAACAGACCTTGCTATGAAGTTGAATTTTCAGATGGAGCGGTTATTGTTGCAGATGAAAAACACGATTGGAGTGTAGATACTGATAAAAAACAAAGTATGATTGTTGATACGCATACCATTAGTCAAACCTATAAAAATGGCAATCGTAATACATATGCTATTCCTATTGCTAAAGCGTTGAATTTTCGGAGTGATGCTCAATTACTAGTTGACCCTTATACATTAGGGGCTTGGCTAGGTGATGGAAACAGTATGTCTGCTCAGATTACAACTCATATAAAGGATGTTGCGATTATCAAGAAGATTGAGAAAAACGGCATTCGTGTAAATATCCGTCAAAAATCTACGACTATTTTAAATACGCAACTTGAACCACTAGAGCTTGATGAAAATATTTGTCGTAGAGGACATGACATGCGCATCACTGGTAGAAATAGTGTTGGAAGATGTGCAGAATGTGCACGCCAAAGTGCTTTAAAGTCCAAGTGGAAAGGCGTTAAAGATATTAAAGTAGACCCAGTTATAAAACAATGGGATACGATGCGGAATAAGTTAGTATCTCTTGGTGTACTTGGTAATAAACATATACCAGCGTCATACTTGATGGCATCCGTAGATGATAGATGGGCTCTTTTACAAGGGCTTATGGATACAGACGGAGCATGCTCAACTAAGGGGATTTGTGAAATAACACAAAAAAATAAACAGTTGGCAAATGATATATTCGACCTCGTAACTTCATTAGGATTAAAGCCTACGATGCACAAGAAGTGTGCAGTAGCTACAAATGGAAAAGCCGGAAATATTAGCACAGTGTATCGGATTACATTTATAGCATATGCAGATTCTCTTGTATTCGCTTTGAAACGTAAGCAAGACCGCTTAATTAATAGAACTATTTCTACAAGAAAGAGTGAATCACAACGTCGTAGGATTGTTTCTGTTAAACGTGTAGAAAATCGTGCAACAGTGTGTATCGAAGTCGATAGTCCAACACATTTATTCCTAGCTGGTCGTAGTCTTATTCCTACTCATAACTCAGATATCATGAACAATGTCTTAGGTCGATACGCTCATCTTGACCCATGTGCGGTCATGATGATTCAACCGACTATCGAATTGGCCCAAGATTATTCAAAGTCTCGTATCTCTCCGATGATCCGTGATACAAAAGTACTTTCACAAGTATTTTATGAGACTAAATCCGAGGACGGAGCTAAGACACGAGATGGTAAGAATACGATCTTATCTAAGTTATTCCCTGGTGGTCGTCTTATCATGTGCGGTGCTAATAGCCCGGCCGGATTGGCATCACGTCCTGTACGTGTACTACTAGCTGACGAAGTAGACCGCTTCCCAGACAGTGCTGGCACAGAAGGTGACCCAGTAGACCTTGCGGCCAAACGTATGACAACGTTCTGGAACAGGGTGATGGGGTTATTCTCCACACCAACTAATGAAGGTAGCTCACGAATCGATGTAGAGTATCAAACAGGCACACAGGAAGAGTGGCAACATGAGTGCCCTAATTGTGGGGAGTACCATTTGATACGACATACTGAGATGGAATGTGAGACAGAGGAACATAAGGACGCTAAAGGTCGGAAGATTGTAGTAGTTAATGATGTGAAATGGCGGTGTCCAGATTGCGGATCTATATTTTCTGAAGACGAAATGCGGAAAGTTCCTCAAAAGTACATATCGAAAAACCCGGCTGCGTTGCACAATGGCATACGCAGTTTTTTTGTAAATGGATTTACTTCACCTTGGCTAACCTGGAATGACATCATGAGGGAATGGCTAGAAGCTAAAGGCGACCCTACACGTGAAAAGGTAGTCATGAATACGCGTTTCGGTGAATCATACGCACAACAAGGCGCATTCGAAGACTATCAGCAATTTATTAGGCGCCGTGAAAAGTACGGCGCAGACCTTCCTGATGGTGTATTACTGCTAACAGGTGCCGTCGATACACAAGACAATCGGTTGGAGTATGAAATCACAGGATGGGGCTATGGTGAAGAATGTTGGGGCATCTGTAAGGGCGTTATCTTAGGCCAGCCTGATAATAAAGCAACATGGGATGCACTTGATGCGGTGCTTGATAAGGTATACCGATTTAAGAACGGTACAGGTCTTAAAGTAGCCCGTGCTTTTATTGATTCTGGCGGTCACTACACGTCAAAAGTATATGAATATTGTGAAAAGAACTTCAGCAAGCAACGATTTGCCATCAAAGGTACGGCCGGAACTCCTGGCATACCTTTGAACTATAAGATTGGTAAAGCTTCCGGAAGTAAGATTCCGCTTGTAATGCTAGGTGTTGACGATGGGAAGCAACAGGTAATGAACCGATTGGCTATCGAAGAACCTGGTGCTAAATACTTTCATTTCCCATTGGACGAAGAATTCTTAGGAACAAGAGGGTACGATGAACTGTACTTCAAGGGGATTATTTCTGAACACAAGAAGAAAGTAAAACGTAAGGGCGTTATTCACGAGATATGGGAACCTACTGCAGGAGTTCGCAACGAACCTTTGGACTTACGCGTATATAACCTAGCTTGTATGAACTCAATCCATCCTGATTGGGATAGATTGGCGGAAGTAGTCAAAGGAGGAGGCCATTCTACTACAACAGTGACTAATACGCGGAAGAAACCAATGAGAAAACGCGTTCGTAGAGCTAGTAAAGTAGCAGATATTTAGGAGGATGTATGGCAACTAGTTATTCAAGAAAGCCAAGGCTAATTGATGTGCGATTAGAATGGTACGTCAAAGCTGAGGAAGCAATATTGACCGGGCAAAGTTATACAATCGGAAATCGTACTCTTACAAGGGCAAATTTGGCTGAAGTAAGAAAAATGATTGATGATTTAGTGGCACGGGGCGCTAAATTACCAGATATGGACACTGATAATGGGCGCGGAAACAGGTCAAAACGGGTAGTTTTTAGAGATTAGGAGTCTAAAATGGCGAGAAAAAATAAGAAATTTAGCGCTAAAATAGGCACTCCTAGGGCTCAAAATAGCGGATATAGTGAGGGCGGTGCCTCTCATAATAACAAATCATTGAAGGGATATAATCCTAGAAAACTAGGCTATAAGGCTGATATTGGCGCGAATCTATCAACTTTGCGGGATAGGTCTGCAGATTTAGCCATAAATACACCAGTCGGCACGGCTGCGATCAACACGAGTACTACCCATACCGTTGGCGCGGGCCTCAATGTATTCCCTAGACCTAAATTTCAAATTTTGGGAATATCTGCAGAGGACGCCAGAGCGTGGGCACGTAAGGTGCGTGCAGAGTTCGACTTATGGGCAGACTCAAAAGACTGTGATATTTATCGCAAAAACAATTTGTACGATATGCAAAGTATTGCATATCAAGGGTATCTTACTGACGGTGATAGTTTTGCAGTGTTCAGACGTAAGCCCACTACGCCAGATATGCCGTATACATTACGCCTTCAATTAATTGAAGGGAATAGAGTAAGCAACCCGCTCACCACTTCAACGTATGCTACAGGCGACCCAACTGGAGTTGAAGCACTTAATTCAGATAACGGAAATCGCATATTGAATGGTGTGGAAATTGATACTGACGGCGCAATTGTAGCTTACTGGGTGTCTAATCAAGTACCAGGCGAACCGGCTTCAAGCCTGTTAACTACGTGGGCAAGGGTTGAGGCATACGGAAAGCGTACAAGTATTCCTAATGTACTTCAAATTAGTAATGATACTAGACCGGAGCAGTATAGAGGGGTTCCTTATTTAGCTCCTGTCATTGAAACATTGAAGCAAGTGTATCGGTACACAAATGCAGAGCTTACATCTGCCATTATTAAATCGTACTTCGCGCTATTCTTTACAGAAGCAGTTACTAACTCAGGGTCGTTGAATGATATGTTGGCCGATAATGGCGTTGATGATCCAACGGAACCAGTAGTTGATGTATCAGAATATAATTTAGGACCTGGTACATTAAACGCCTTACCGAAAGGTGTAGACGTAAAGAGTGTTGATGCTTCCAACGCTCAATCTACTTTTGAAGTATTTAGTACTCAACTCATCAAACAAGTAGGTGCTGCACTTAACCAGCCTTACGAAGTATTGATGAAGAATTTTAACTCCTCGTATTCTGCAAGCCGTGCAGCAATGTTACAGGCATGGGAAGAATATAAACTACGGCGTAAGTGGTTCGCTCGTGATTTCTGTCAGCCTATCTATGAAGTGTGGTTAATGGAAGCCGTAGCGAATGGACGAATAGAGGCACCTGGTTTCTTTGATGATCCATTAATTCGAAAAGCATGGTGCAATGCTGATTGGTTTGGACCGACTATGTCCATCCTTGACCCAGTTAAGGATATGAATGGTAGTACACTTCGCGTTGAAAATGGAGTTTCCACTCGCGAACGTGAAGCGGCTGAAATGACAGGGACAGACCTTGAAGAAAACATTGCACAACTTGCATTTGAAAAGCAACTCATGGAGAAATACGGCATGGGGCTAGCTGATGCGGGTAATCCTTCCGTTGGCTCTAAATCTGAAGCGAAAGGAGGTGAAGAGGATGAATAAATTTTGGTCTGTTAAGAATTTTGTAAATCAAGATGGTACCGGTCAATCTGAATTGATTTTGTATGGTGATATTTCTGATACCTCTTGGTGGGGTGATGAAATTACACCACGTGAATTTGCAAGTGACTTGGCTAGTTGTAATGGTAATGACCTAACAATGCGCATCAACTCTGGAGGTGGTGACGTATTCGCGGCGCAAGCTATCCACAATATGATCAAAGCCTATGCTGGGAAAGTAACCGCACACATTGATGGCTTATGCGCGAGTGCAGCTACAATTATCGCATGTGCGGCTGATAAGGTAATCATGCCAAGCAATGCTCTGTACATGATTCATAATCCATCTGTATTTTTAGGCGACAGCTTTGACGCGGACGGACTAACTAAAATGGCGAATTATTTGGGAAGTGTTAAACAAACCATTGCAAATGTTTATCTAAGTCGTAGCGATGTTTTGACACCTGAGCAGATAAATACCCTTATGGATGACGAAACGTGGCTCACAGCGGATGAGGCGAAGTCCTACGGCCTAATTGATGAAGTAGACACGGCGATTACTGATAAGGCTGTTATAAATGATGGGATGGTTATCGTTAACAAAGTATCTTGCAAATATTCGGCCAAAAATGAAGCCAAAATCAAACAATTTTTAAAACATAAGGAGAAACCTATGACTGAAAACCAATTCATGGCAAGCTTAAAAGGTTTGCTCGGTATTTCTACAAACGAATCTGCGGAAAATGCAGCAGTAACAGCAGAACGTGAACGTGTTGAAACCTTAAACGCACTAAAAGGGAACAATGAAGTTATCAATCGTTTAGTAGATGTGGCTGTTAAAGAAGGTAAAACTGTAGATGAAGTAACACCTTTCATCTCCGCCGTATCTGATATTCCTGTAACTGATAACAAAGTAGTCGACCAAATTCGACAATTGGTTATCGACCAAATGGAGTCCGGTGCGGATAATGTGGCACCTCAAGGTGCATCTACACCAGAAACTAATGATGCAGTAGCTAAAGCTAGTGCAATTGATGAAGTTGTAGCATTTGCGAATGCTAAGAAAGGCGGTAAATAATGGCGTATTTCGAACAAGTAAATGGCGTCGCAGCTGATTACCTATTAGGTGGTGGCGGTGTGCCTGTATTAACTCAAAATGTAAAAGCAGCAGTTGGTGAGTACAAACGTGGCCAAGTTCTTGAAAATAACGCTGGCACATTCCAAAAAATTGCAAGCGGTAAACCTGCTGGCATCGTGGTATCCGACACTACTACAACTACTGATCACAATGTAGTGACTGTATATGTCTCTGGTCGCTTTAATCGAGAAGTATTGGTAGTTGATAAAGCTTACAAAATTAATGAACATGAAGCGGATTTTAAAGACGCTCACTTATTCTTAACTAGCATTAAATAGGGGGAACTATATAATGGCAATTGATTTCAAAGATACGTTATCTTTAATGCAAGCTGTAGAACGAATGAAAACTCCGGCAAGTTTCTTGCTTGATACTTTCTTCCCACAAGTTCCGGCAGTTGCAACTTCTAAAAAAATCGCAGTAGAAACTCGTAAACGTGGTCGCACTCTAGCACCTTTTGTATCTCGTGGCGCATCTGGTGTAAATGTTAAACGTGCCGGCTCTAAAATTGCTTTATATGAAGCGCCTATGATGGGCCCTCGTACAGTAATTGATCCTGAGCAACTTGACCAACGTGCATTTGCGGAAAATATTGTGTCTACAATGACACCTGCGCAACGTGCGGCACAAATGCAAGCTGAAGATTTGTCTTATTTGCAAGGCACAATCATCAATCGTAAAAACAAAATGGCGGCCGATTTGCTTACCACTGGTAAATGCAAAATCGAAGGTTATGCTGATGATGGCGCGACTGTTCTAACTGATGAAATTGATTTTGAATTTGAACAAGATATCACACCTACTACTGCATGGGACCAAGCTGGCGCTGATATTTATGGTGATTTGAAAATGGCGTCCGAAAAAATTCAGGAAAACGCAGGAATCGTACCAACTGTATTAGTTGTCGGTAAGAATGTTGAAAAATATATTCTTGATAATGCATCTATCAACAAGATGTTGGCCATTCCTAATCGTGAAAATATGACTATGTTTAGCTTTGCGCCTGAATACTTATCTCCACAAGTTCGGTATGTTGGCCGTATCATGTCCTTAAACATTGATGTGTATGCATATCTTGAAACATATCAAGATGATGAAGGCAAGGTAAAATCCTTTATCGGTGATGATGCTGCGGTATTAGGTGTTCCTGGCCGTGGCCGTCAACAACATGCAGCAGTAACATTGCTTAACGATGACAACCAATTCACAACATATGCAGGTATTTATGTACCTTACTACTATGCTAATAAGGCTACACAAGAATTAACATTGTCTGTATACTCCCGTTGTGTATTGATTCCTGAAACTATCGATGATTGGGCTACTATTAAGACTAAATAGGGGGTAACCTACTTATGAAAATCAGAGTATTAAAGGGTTATTTAGCACACGAAGGCGAGATGTATGGTAAGGGCGAAGTAGTCGATATCAAAAAGAAAGCAGTCGCGTTGTCCTTGCTTGAATCTGATAAGTTTGAATCTGCTGAAGATGATCCTATTGAAGCGCCGAAGCCATTGGAAGTCGTTCCAGATGAACCGGAAGAAGAAATGGAATTACCTGAAGTTGATGCGGAAGTTACGGTGAAAAAATAATGCGATTTAGAGATTACCTAGAAAGCGATATTGACGATGTATTCCTAAATGAGGACGAATTCGCCGAAGGGCATGATCTAAATGGCACAGTAGCTAAAGCGGTTATTCAATTGCCAACGGCGAGAGAGTCATTCTTGTCGAATGGCTCTCACGTATCAAATGACGGATTGCACGGGGTGTCTGTATTTGTGCATTGCAAATTAAAGGACATCCCTGAAATTCCATCACAGGGGAACGTATTCCGATTAGACGGAGACGTTTACGTCGTTCAAAGTGCAATGGAAGAAGATGGGTTAGTATCCATTGAATTAAGAGCAGAAGCTAGAGGCGGTGTTGACGGATGGTTGAGCTAGAACTTGATAAAAGTGCAGTGGCAACAATTGAAAAAGCACTGGAAACGTTAAAAGAAGATAGAGTTCGACGTGTCTGCCAAGCCGCATCAAAGCGTGCAGCAACAACTGCAAGAAAAGCAGGCACGCAAGCACTACGCAATATCTATGCTATCAAAGGTGTATCGGTTGTAAAGTCCGGTGTATCTATCAATAAATTGAATGATGGCACAGAAATGCGTATCAAAGGTGGCTATACTAGCGCTCAAAAGTACTTCAAAATTAAATCACTCAAGCGAAAAGGTGTGTTTGTATCGATTAAAAAAGCTACAGAAACAAAGGTACCAAACGGCTTTGTTAGTGCATCCGGTATCTTTATGAAACGCCAAGGCAAGGACAGATATCCGTTAAAGGGAATATATGGGCCAGCCTTACCGCAAATGTTTGGTAATGAAACTGTTATGAATGCCATGCAAAAGGAAGGCATGGAAATGTATGAAAAGCGCTTATATCACGAATTAGAGCGCGCGTTAGGAGGTAACTAATGACGCCATTAGATGTATCAGATGGTATTGCTAAATATCTCATGAATGAGTTACGAAAGCTGAATGAAAACAGTGATGTTACCGAAAGACCTATTCGAGTATGGAGCGGTTTCTTACCAAGAGTGGACAAGAATGAAGACAAGCGCAAATTATGCCCGGCCGTAGTAGTGCATCCGTACTCTGTTAGTGATGCAGATAGTTCGACGGTAGGTATTACTGTATTGGTAACTACTTATGATGAAGCCTTAACTGAAGGCCATGTCGGACTATATCACCTATTAGAGGTAGTGCGTGAGCGGTTGTTATCTGATAATCCGGTAGCACTTAAATATGAAATTAAGGAGAATACCATTAATACAACAATTCCTGATGATCAACCATACCCTCAATGGGTTGGGTATCTTGAATTTGAAGTGTATATTCCTGTTATTCGTAGGAATCTAAATAAGATATTCACGGATAACAAAGTAATTGAATAGGAGACAACGATGAACCCTGTTGTATATGTTGGGCCTTCGTTCCGCAGTAGCCGGCTAAACCAATTCATGGTTTTTAGCGACGGTGCACCACTGCCGGAAGCGGAAGACCCTATTTTTATGCATTTATTCGTGCCTTTAGGTGAGCTTAATCAGGCAATGATTGACGTCAAAACACAAGGGACACAATTAAATGTATTTTATGTAAACGCATTGAAAAATTATAAAGGAGTGAAGTAAATGGCCTTTTATCATGGCGTCAAAACAAGTGAGCAAGCTACCTCTGTAATTGCTCCTGTCCAAACTACTGCCGGCCTTCCTGTTGTGTTCGGTACTGCACCTGTACACCTTACAGAAGACCCTAGTGCGGTAGTCAACAAGCCAATCATCTGCTACAGCTGGGAAGAAGCTGTTCAACAACTTGGCTACTCTGAAGATTGGGCACATTTCACATTATGTGAAGCGATGTACGCACAATTCAAATTGTATGGTGTAGCTCCAATTGTATTTGTTAATGTATTGGATCCTGCTAAGCACAAGAAATCCACTACAACAACTGCTACATTGGCAGAAAAGAAATGTGTAGTAAAAGCAGCAGTATTGCTTAATACATTAAAAGTATCTAGTGCTGGCCAAGCGGGTGTAGCTAACACAGATTACACGGCAGCCTTTGATGACAAAAATCAATTGGTTATCTCCGTTGTAAAAGGTGGAAAATTTGATACAGCTACTACATTGAACCTTACTTATGATGAACTTGATGTAGAAAACTTTGATTATAGAAATGTAATCGGCGGGGTGGATAGCAACGATAAAGCAACCGGCTTTGAATTGATTGATACAATTTATCATCATTTCGGCATTGTGCCAGGGCTTATTGCTGCGCCGGGCTTCTCTCAAAATCCTACAGTAGCATCCGTTATGAAGGCAAAATCTCGTGTCATTAACAACTTATTTAGAGCGACAACATTAGTTGATATCGATACTACGCAAGTTGTTAAATACACTGATGCTTATGAATGGAAGAAAGGTAATAGCTATACGGGCGAATCAGAAGTCGTATGTTGGCCAAAAGTTCGTAATGGCGACTATGTGTTCCACATGTCTACACACATTATGGGCATTATGGGTAAATGCGATGCGTCTAATAGCGATATTCCTACGCTATCCCCTTCTAATAAATCTATGAACATCACAGGTTTATGTTTGGCTAATGGCAAGGAAGTTATGCTTACGCATTCTCAAGCGAACTTATTGAACTCTCAAGGTATTATGACGGCCGTTAACATCAACGGTTGGGTATCTTGGGGCAACTATACAGGTGCATATCCTGGCACAACTGATGTTAAGGATACATTCATTTGTGTACGTCGTTTCAATGATTGGGATGACCAAACATTCATCTTAACGTATTGGCAAAAAGTGGATATGCCTATCTTGCCACGTAATATCAAAACAATTCTTGATAGTGAAACAATTCGTCTTAACGGGCTTACTTCTCGTGGCTTTATTTTGGGCGGTCGTATTGAATTTAAAGAAGCAGAAAACCCTACAACAGACTTGTTGAATGGTATTATTCGCTTCCATAAATACCGTACGCCTCCAATTCCAGCGCAAGAAATTGAAAGTATTTCTGAATACGATGTTTCCTATTTCAAAACATTATTTCAAACAGTATAGAAAGGGGTAATTAATCATGGCATCTATCAACCAAGTGCCGGAAGTACTTAATGACTTCCGTGTATATGAAGAAGGTTCTGACAACTGTTTAGGTGTTGCCAAAGTAGAATTACCTAGTGAATCTGTAATGACTCAAACTGTAAAAGGTGTGGGCATAGCAGGTGAAGTAGAAGCGCCAGTTATTGGGCACTACTCTTCTATGGAAACTAAACTTACTTGGAACACTCCAACAGAAACTACACACCGCCTTACAGGTGGACGCGGCGTACGCTTAGAAGTACGTGGTGCTATCCAATGTTGGGATAGCGGTAAAGATAAATATGTAATTGTGCCTACACGTGCTGTTATTCGTGGCCGTGCTAAATCTAAAGAAAACGGCACATATGAGTCTGGCAATACTATTGATGCAACGAACACAATCGAAACCACATATTTGAAATTAGAACAAAACGGTAAGGTAGTTCGTGAAATCGATAAATACGCATATAAGGATTCTATTTCTGATGGCACTGACTTCCTTGGCGATGTTCGTGCTGCACTCGGTATTTAGTCTGTAGAAAGGACGATCACTAATGAGTAAACAAAGTACTATGAACGAAACAACTGGTATTGAATTAGTAAAAGCAGGTCATTCCTTACAATTTGAAGGAATCAGCGGTTATACATTAATTAAATGTGAGAAGTCTGCAAAGAATGAAGATAGAACCATCACAGTTCCTGCATTATCTATGACGTATCAAGCACATGTAGCAGCTGCTGCATGTGGATGTAAAGTGGATGATATTTATAGTCTTCCGGCTGCTGATTTTACTAGGGTGTGCTTAGAGGTACAGAATTTTTTGCTCAATTCCGAAAAATAACTGACCTAGAAAGGTATTTTACAGAGTGTGCAATTACGTGTAGTAAATACACAAGCACGTCAATGGAGTACTTTATTCGAGAGCTAGACGTGGATGAGTTCATAGTCCACGTTCAGCTCATTAGTGATGGTATCGAGCGTGAGAATAAAGCGATGAAAGGGAGAAAATAATGGCCAATAAAGTCTTAGAAATGGCGATTGCCATTAAAGGTAAACTCGACGGCGGGTTATCTTCCTCTGTATCAAAAGCATCTCAGGAACTCAACAAACTATCAAACGCAATCAAGGATCAACAGGCACAATACAGAAAACTGCAAGCCGTCTCACAAAAGTCGGGGAATGTTAGTGACAGGAATGCGGCTATTGCCGCTGAGCAAAAACTGAATTCTATGTTACAAAGACAGGCCCAGTTGAGGTCTAATATTGCAAGTCAGACTGCGCATCAAAATGCAATCAGCAAAATGGGAGGTGCGAGCCCTTTAGCAGGGGCAGCATCCGCCGCACAAGGTGCGAGTGCCGCAGTAAGTGGAGTCACAGGAAAGCTTGCAAATTTTGCTATGGTCGCAGCCGGTGGCTTTGGTATTGGCGCCATTATAGATAACGTTGTAAATGCGGGCGAGGCACTATATCAACTGTCTAATAAACTGCACATGACAACTGCCGAGACGTCGCAATTCAAGAAGATTATGACGTTAAGTGGTGTTGATGTAGAAGCGGCGGCTAAGTCATTCGCTAAAATGGATAAGACTTTGGTTAGTGGTGGTAAAAGTGCCGAAGCGTTGCAAGGATACCTCAGTCAATTTGGAGTATCTTTAACCGATGCAAACGGCAAGTTGTTGCCTATGAACCAACAATTGGACGCAATGGCTAAAGGCTACCAAAATGCGGTAGCACAGGGCCGGGGGCAAGAATTCATGCTTGAAACACTAGGTGCCAAAGGCATGGAGCTTACTAAAGTATTTGAAAACTATGCAGATGCACAAGCGGCCGCATCACAAATAAAGGGTGTTGGTATAGATCCTAAATCGCTTCATGAAATATGGCTACAGATGAACATCCTGAAAGCGGAAGCTACGCAGGTTGCATTAGGTTTGGCGCAAGCATTTATACCGATTGCCCAGCAAATATTACCGGCACTGATACCGGTATTACAAACCGTTGTAACGTTCATGAAGGATAATAAGGAAGCTATTGCCGCCGTAGTAACTAACGGATTGAAATTGGCCTTACTATATGGTACTGCTACAAAATTGGCATCTGGTATTACTACAATCACTACAGCTTTTAAAGGTGTAGAAACGGCCACGAGTGCCTTTAAAGCCGCTGGCGCATTAATAGGAGGGCCATGGGTAATCGCTATCATGGCGATTATTGCAGCGATATACCTATTAGTAACTAACTGGGATACTATTTGTGCTACATTAACATCTGTTTGGGAGAGTGTATGTTCTGGGTTGAGTTCAATATGGGATAGCGTGTGTTCTGCTTTAAGTTCCGCATGGAGCGCCATTATATCTGGTATTATGACAGTAATTAATGGGTTTTTATCATTAGGACTTAGCGTATTTAATGCGTTGAAAGAGGCAATAATTGCCTATGTAAATCTATGGTTAAATCTACCAACGTACATTGGCATGGCTGTAGGATTTATTATAGGCATTATTTTGCGATTGCCTGCGATTATGGTACAAGTTGGAACTGCTGTTATATCTGCAGTTGTATCATTCGCCACAGAGTGTTATACCTTTGCGGTTACCACTTTTGGGGCTATGGTTGATGGGATTTATAACTTCTTAATTAATTTACCTGCCTACATGATTACATTGGGCGCTGAATTTGTAGCGGCGGTTATCTCGTTTGCTTCTGAAGCGTATGCTACGGCTACTTCTTGGATTAGTAATTTAGTTAATGATGTTATTAATTTCCTTGTGAACTTACCTAGTGCCTGTGCAGAAGCCGGAGCGACGTTTGTAGCAGCTGCAGAGCAATGGGCAAGTGATGCCTATAATGCTGTGTTAAACTGGGTAAGTCAAATCCCGAGTGCGGTATCTAACGCAATTGCAGGGGCGTGGGCAAGTATTAAGGCCCAATTTAGTGGAGGTTTCACAGTTGGTGTTTCCGCCGCTGGAGGTAATGCGTATGCTAATGGTGGTGTAATTACATCTCCAGAAGTTGCATTGATTGGTGAAGCCGGATATCCTGAAGTCATTGTCCCTATTGATGGTAGTGCTAATGCGATGAATTTATGGCAAACGGCTGGACGGATGCTAGGTGTGAGTGGGGCGCAGACTGCTGCAGCACCTACTGTATCCTTAGCCCCTAGCTTACCTAAGACTTCAGCTAGTAGTAATAGCGGATCGCCTGTGCAAATCACATTCGCACCTGTCATTAACGCAGGTAATGGTTCAACGGATGATATTATGTCAGCATTAGATGCAAAAATGCGTGAATTTGAACAAATGATGCGTAGCTATACCACTGGGCAACGGAGGTTAAGTTATGACTAGCTATACAACAATACAAGGGGATATGTGGGACTTAATCGCCTATAAGGTGTATGGTAACGAACGATACATCAATTTATTGTTAGAAGCCAATCAAAAGCACCGTAATACGGCAATATTTTCCGCAGGTGTTGTGTTAACATGCCCAGATGTTCCTCCTGATTCCTTACCTGAATTCTTACCACCATGGAGGCGATAGTACATGAGCTTACAAAAGAGCCTAGCTAAGGTCCAAAAATGGAAGAAGGATTTAACGCCACAAACGAAGTTAGCACGGCGGGCATGGTGTACGATTGGCTACCAACATTGGGGGAGTAAGGAATCAAAGGACATCACCGACGATATTAGTAAATACCTTCTTGATGTAACTTTCACAGATAACCTTTCAGGAACTGTAGATGATGTGGCTATTTCATTAGAGGATAGGGGTCGTCTATGGGTCGGTGATTGGTATCCTGTGAAAGGATCATTACTAGAAGTCGCCATTAATACAGTAGCATGGGAGGAATTAGGGGATGAACAATTTACGTTACCAATCGGCAAATTTGAAATTGATGAATTCGAAGGAAGTAGCCTTCCGGATGTAGTCAAAATCAAAGGTGTTGCTATTATCGGTAGCACTGACTTACGGGAGAAAAAGAAAGACAAATCGTGGAAAGATACAACGCTTAAAGCGATTGCTACCGAGAAAGCGAAAGATAATAAGTTAAAGCTATTGTGGGATGCAGATTTTGACCCACCGTTAAAAGATGCCTCTCAAAGTGCTGAATCAGACCTCGCATTTTTGCAAAAACTTTGCAATGATGCGGGGTTTTCTCTTAAGGTATCCACCGAGCAGTTGATTATATTCGACGATTATAAGTATGAAAGCGTGAAGCCTAAGGTCATAATTCGTAGGCCGGGCGGCAAATATCAACCTGTACAAACGCAAGAAGGCGAACAACCGCCTTTAATCATTACTAGGGCAATATCTTATTCGTACAAGAGTAAAACTCGTGAAGTATATCGAGCATGCCATGTGAAATATACAGATAAGGATAAGAAAACTGTGATTGAGGATACGTTTGAAGATCCTGACCGTAAGGGGCATACGTACCTTGCCGTGTTGGAAGTTAATGAGCAGGTAAAAGACAAGGCCGAGGCAACTAGACTTGCTAAGAAGAAGCTTAGAGAAGCTAATAAAGAAGCGGATACAATGTCTTTTAGTTTCCCTGGGAACCCTCTTATTATGGCATCGGTTACTGTTAAGCTCGAAGGTTTTGGGGTGTTCGATGGTAATTATTTAATTACGAAAGCGACACATACATTAGGGGCCAATTATTCAACGTCGATTGATGTAAGGAGGTGTTTAAATGGCTACTGATATATTATCTGCATTAGCGGATATGATATTCATTGGAAATGTTTCAAGTACAATCCCTGAAGAAGGAAAAGCCGTTGTTACACGCCTTGATAGAGAAGGTGTTGTAACGGCGCCGTTATCTGTCATTAATCGAGGTGCAGCACACGATAAGGACTATTGGATGCCAGCTATTGACGACCAGGTATTATGCATTATGCTACCAAATCGGTCTGGTCGTGGCTTTTCTGATGGATTCATTATTGGAACATTCTTTAGTAGTGCGGATCCAACTCCAGGTGGAGCAGATAATGGTAAACGTGTGCTCACTGTTCCTGGAGATATGACACTCAATGTTGGTGGCACTTTATCAATCAATGCAAGTAGTGGTGATGTAGTGGTTAATGGTATTTCCTTAGTTCATCATGTGCATGGCGGTGTAGTGTCTGGCGGTTCTACAACAGCCGGACCAAAATAGGAGGTATAGATGTATATCGGATATTTAGCGGATATAGTATTCTATACCGCATTAGACAATGTTCTCACTGTATCTGACGTAACGCGTTCAGGTAGTGCTAGATGGGAGAAGCACAATCTGATGTTAGAAAAGCCTGTTAAACAATTTAGTGGGCCGGATGTAGAACAAATCACTTGTAAAATTCTTATTTCTGCATCGCTTGGACAATCTCCGGATAGTACTGTTAAGAAGTTGCGAAATTATCGCGATACAGGAGCTGTATTGCCGTTTATTATTGGCGGTAAGCCTGTTAGCCAAAACTACTTTGTAATCATGTCCCTGAGTGAAGATAGTTTATTTACGGATGCATATGGCAAGACACAATCTATTGAGGTATCGCTAACTCTTGAGGAATATCCAGATAAAAATACAGTAGAAGAAAAGTCGCTTCTTAATAAATATGGTAATACATTTAATCAAGTTAATACGATATTACGGAGGTTCTAGCCATGCCAGCAACGTATGAAATTAAACCAGTTACGGACAATAGGATATCGCTAGCACCTGAAAGTGAAGTTGCTGAGATTTTGCAGAATGTGCAAACGATTATTTCTACTGTTCGTGGTAGTGTGCCACTAGATAGGGAGTTTGGTATTGATGGTCGTATTATTGATATGCCTATCCATCAAGCTCAAGCGCATCTATCTAATGACATATTCCAACAAATTAAACGGTACGAACCGCGTGCCAAAATTAGTGATATATCATTTACCGCCACACATAATGGGGCGTTGATTCCGAAAGTGATGGTGACTATATGAGATTATCTGATTTACCTAATGTTGAATTCTTTAACACAGATAAAGAACACGTTCAACAAAAGGTATTTGATATTTACACAACAATAACAGGGCGAACCTTGGGAGAGGGCGACCCTGTTACTTTATTTTTAAATGTAATTTCGGAAATTATTATCCGATTATTAAACGATGCCAATTATGCAGCGAAACAAAATCTGTTAGCATATGCAGAAGGTGATAATTTAGATCACGTTGGAGCTGTTCCTGCTGCCGTTGAGCGATTGCGGGCAACAAAAGCAACTACGACTATCCAAGCTACCTTGTCAGCAGTGCGTACGAACTCTGTTATTATTCCAAAAGGTACAAAAATATCCACAGCAGGTGGCGAATATTTTGTTACTGTTGAGAATTTGGTAATTCTACCAGGTCAACTCAATGGGTCCGTAAAAGCAGAAGCACAACGTACAGGCGCACAAGGTAATGGGTTTAAACCAGGTGAAATAAGTACAATTATTGACCCTATAGCATTTGTGGATACGATGAGTAACACCACATTGTCTGAAGGTGGCTCTGATACAGAGGATGACGAAGCCTATCGTGAACGTATTCATGAGGCTCCTGAATCATTCTCCGTGGCAGGCCCTGAAGGTGCCTATGAGTATTTTACAAAATCTGCATCACACCTCGTGGCCGATGTAGGTGTATCCTCTCCACATCCTGGGGAAGTTAATATCTATCCATTACTATCTGGCGGTGGTATTCCAGGGCAAGAATTGCTTAAGACTATTACGGATTATTTGTCTGATAAGAAACGTAGACCGTTAACAGATAAGCTAACTGTATTAGCCCCTACTACTACGCAATATAACATCGATGCTAAGTACTACATTGAAAAAGGTGCCGATGCCACAGTGGTAAAAGCTAAGGCAGATAAAGCCGTCAATGACTATGTAATTTGGCAAAAATCTAAATTAGGCCGTGATATAGTGCCTAGTCGATTGGTGCAAATGCTCATGGATGTATCTGGAATTAAACGCGTTGAAGTGACTGCCCCTGTATTTACTCCGATTGCAGAACAAAGCGGTGTGGCAGTAGCCAATACAATCGCCGTAGTGCTTGCAGGAAGTGAGGAAGAATGATACGTGATAGTAAGTATACCAGTTCAGAACATCTTCCCTCCTCAATCGATAAGGAGCCAATTAAAGCCCTTGCTAAAACGTGGGATGATGCGTTAGCCGAATTCATGAATACGAATACATTGCTATTGTGGTCATCCGTTGATACTGAATCTGAGAGTGTCATTGATCATTTAGCGTATCAATTACATGTAGATGATTACGATAGTGGATTACCAATAGCAACTAAGCGTGAACTAGTGAAGAATTCAATTGATATTCACCGCCATAAAGGTACACCATACGCAGTCGAAAAGGCTGTACAGACTATATATTCTGATTCGAAAATAGCAGAATGGTTCGAGTATGATGGCAAGCCTTATTATTTTAAAGTTACGCTTATTACAGCACCATTAACCGGTAAATCGGATATTGTTAAGCTTATACGCGCTATCAATACCGCCAAGAATGTACGATCCTGGTTAGAGGGTATTGAATTCATTCGACGAATTAATTTCAATAAGTATTTCGCTGGGTGGTGCGGTGTGTCTAAGAAAGTGAATATCAAGTGTGATTTTACGAATGCATGGCGCATTAATTTGAATACCCATGTAACGTCTTACACAGTTGAATCAAAGAAAACGAAGATTAATGTAGCGCTAGATAATAGCGTTAGATAGGAGGAATATATGGCAGAATGGTCAAATGCAACCATGACCGATGTTGGTGCTGCTTTGCAAGCAAAGGTAAATGCGGGCAAGACTAAACTGACATTCACGAAAATCAAAGTCGGTAGTGGTGTTAATGCAACGAATCCATTGGCATTAACTGATGTAATCTCCTCTAAATGGGAGACTACTAATTTTGTAGTTAAGCTAGAAGGTAAAATTGTAAGCGTTGATACAGTTATAACTAATACTGGCATACATGAAGCTTTTCGAATGTCTGAAATTGGGTTATTTGCACAAGATCCTGATAAGGGCGAAATATTGTATGCATACCTTACGGACCCTGAACCGGACAGAATGCCGGCAGAAAGTGGCTCAGTAGTTGTATCTCAAGAATTAACCATCGGAATGGTATTTAGTAATACAGGAAATGTATCGCTAACGGTTAATATAGGTGCGTTGATAACACGTGAGCAGTTAACAGAAGCAGTTAAACAACATAACACAGATATTTCATCTCACCCTCCTATTACAGACCAAATTAAAGCAATCCTCGGTAGTGCTAACTGGAAAGACTCTCCGGCGAGTACGCTTGTTACAATTAAAAACTTATTAGGTCAAGGCGCTATCGTGGCATCTAAACTTGACGCTAATGCGGGCTTTGTTAAATTTGCTAATGGTTTCACTATCCAGTGGGGAATTGGTGGCCAAGATAATATCATAAAAACGGAAGTAACATTCCCTATTAGATTTACAAGATTATTCATGGCTAATGCTATTGATGCCTATTGGAGTGGTTCTGATACACCTAGATATTTTGCAAACGCTGTTAGTGAAAGTAGTACCACGAAAGCTGTATTTGTTGCTAGTGATAAATATGCTGCTTCTTATTATTGGTTTGCTCTAGGAACTGTCTAATTACCTACCGCGATATATCTGCCCCAAGCACTAGTTTTATTTAATCCATCTTTCGCCGCCTGAGAATATACTTTAACCCCTGTTCTAGTATGCTCTCTAAACGAATGGACCTGGTTATCAACATTGTTACCATTCACGTCATTACCAACTACTACGTAACACTCCCTATCAAAGGAAACAGGAAATGAAATTGTACCTCCTATTGGTATGTTATTAAACGTTCCCCACTGGAGATAGCTTAATAAGTGCCTATAGAACGACGGCATGGGGCACATCGCAGTAGGTAATTAGCTGATTCCAACGCACAGCCAGGTAAAGTTGCCAGCATTGCCACGGTTAGTTAAAAAGCGTATAGAAGCTCTATTATTATTTGAGAAGCCACTGTTCCAAGACACATAGAACTCATCGCCTCTTGTGTTTGTACTTGCTGAGTCGTCGGTACATAATGCGACTAACACATTACACCTGATAGGCAATGTTACATCACAATATGTATTTTGATTTAAGAACCAAGTTAGCCCCCACTGGGGAGTTACTTTAATAATTCTATCGTTTTACGTAATTCACGAATGGTTTTGTGTGTATACACCCTGGTAGTGATATCGCCTTGTTTATGGCCTAGTAAGGAGCGTAACGTGTTAGGTGATGCGACCGAATCCAGTAGACTTGCAAATGTGTGCCTGGTATCGTGGATAGTATGCTTACAATTTAACTGTTTCATAATATCTAAGAAATGCTTGCGAAACGTTGTATAGCTGATGGCGAATAGATAATCATTTGTATCGTTGTATAACTGCTCTATAAGTGGCGTGATGCGGTGATGTATAGGAATGATACGACCTTCGCCGGCTTTCGTTTTGGCGTGCCTTACGATAAGGTATGATGATCGTCTATTGATATCCTGCCTACGCAAGTTAAGTAGCTCACCTATACGTAGTCCGGTGTAAAGCAGTATTAAAATCATATGTGAATAAGAAGTATCTATCGCCCATAATTTGTTGATTTGTTGGCGAGTGAATACTCTTCTCTTAATCGTTGGGATATTGGGGCCTAGGTTTAAGTGTAAGGCGTAATTAGTGATAGGGTAATCTTTAATGATTGCGTAATTAAATAATTGATTAAGTAGTGTACGGACTTTCTTACAAGATGAGTAGGAAAGTCCTTTTACGTGCATGGAATTAATCACATTTTGAAGGTGCTGAAAATGAATGTCCGTGATAGGCATATCTGCTATGTTGGATATGTGTTTAAAAGCAACGAGATAAGACTTAACAGCGCTATCAGAAATAGACTGAGAGTGAATAGGCAGCCACTCGTTAAATAGTTGCCTTAATGTAATGGTATTGCGTTGTCTACGTTTTAGCATAACAGCGTAACGGCGCATAATTTCACCTCCGAAAGGATACTACTATGAATCAATATGTATTTATTTTAAATGAAAAAGGGGAACGAATTACATCCCTGTGTGATAACACGTTGAGCCGTGAAACTATTATGGCGCAAGCTGAACACGATTACCCAAATGCGCAATATGTGTATTCTGCAGATGGTGACGCAATGCTTGATGAATTTATGAGCGGTAAAGCGTATGTAGACGGAAAATTCGTTGCGCCTGATCCGTATGTTCCTACAAAGGAAGATAAAATTAACGCGATTAAATCTGAATACGAGCCGCGCTTCAAATCCTTAGAAGAGGCTCAGCGCAGATTGTTATTAATGGGAAAACCTACTACGGCTATTAGCGCACAATATATTAAATTAAATGACGAAATGGTAACACGTATTAAGGAGGTGCGATAATATGCCTAAATTTATTGGAGACAGCAAAGTGCCAGTTATGGAATTTTGTGAGTATTGTTGGGAAGTGCTTAATGAAGATGGCGCATGCCCAACTGAGGGCTGTGTTCATAACGAATTAATGGACGAGGAGCACAAAGATGAAACTACCGGTTCTACACAACCTTGATGCAATCAAAGGGGAAGTGATTTCTCTAAATATTGGGTATAACAATCTTGTTGAAGAGGCAAATCTCTTTGCTTGTGTTCGTAAGTGTCCATACGACGAAGAATATAAAGTGAAGTTTAGTATCGACGTCTCTACTGATGCTTTGAAAGATGATGAAGCTTGTAAAATCACTCTTTCTTTAGATACAAATACGCTCGAAGCTGGTAAATACCAATGGGATTTATTCTTATGGAACGGCGACCGTCCTATTAAATGCCTTGTTAAGGGTCAAGTTAATGTAATTGAAGGTATCAGTAATAGGGGGAAATGATATGAGCGAAGAAAACGTGTATTTGAAACCTTCTCCTGTTGATAGCATCCGCATCAAAGACAGTGTTGAAAATATTAAAGTCAAAGACAATATGCAGCTTGTTAAGTTACAAGGCCCTAAAGGCGACCCTGGTCCTAAAGGTGAAGATGGAGTACAAGGACCGAAAGGTGAACCATTACGTTTTGAGGATTTAACCGAGGCACAAAAACTAGAATTAAAGGGAGACAAAGGCGATAAAGGCGAACAAGGTGTTCCAGGCCCTAAAGGTGAACCTTTTAAATATTCTGATTTTACACCGGAACAGCTTAACGCACTCAAAGGTCCTAAAGGTGATACTGGGGAAAACGGAGAACAAGGCCCTAAGGGCGAGCCGTTTAAGTACACTGACTTTACTGAAGAGCAGTTAGCTACTTTAAAAGGTGAACGAGGAGAAAAAGGGGAGACTGGTGAGCGTGGTCGTAAAGGTCCGCAAGGTGATAATATAAACCTCGAAACAGTAGAAAAGATTAAAAACTTGTTACTAGATAATAATATTCTTGTACATAGTGATAGCCTTGAAGGGATTATGCTTGAATATTTTGAAGCGGCTAAGACAGGAACTCTTAACTTTGCTACAGATGAAAACGTATTTGAGCCTATCGTAAGAGCAGATGGTGAAAAAGTAAATATTACTTATTTTACTACTCTACCTTTCCAAATTAACGATGGCGAGATTCAATATATGAATGATCAAAATGTAGAGGTACCGTTACCATCTACAACAGAACCTACAACAATCAAATTCTATAACGCACGAATGAAGTTGATGTACACAAAAATCATAGAAGCAACATTGTAAGAAAGGAGTGCCTATGTGGACTTGGCAATTTGAGTTGAACGACATATTAACCACACTCACAATAGTGGGTGTGGTTGCTGGGGCAGGGTACAGACTACTGATTATCCCGCTACTCGAAAAACTGGACCTTCAAAGGATGCAAGATAATTTGATGTTTCAGGAGAAAATGGGCGTGCTTACCGACACTTTGAAAGATTTGAAAGATGAAATTAAACTTTCACGAGAACAACGCACCAAGGCCTACACAGAACATGTGAAGCTAACCTCTCGGGTCGACGGCATCGAAGCTCGTGTTGATGATATTAAGGAGGAGTTACATGAACATACCACCAAATCTCATCAATACAGTTAAAAAATCATATCAATCTGTAAGGGTGGCCAACTTCCACCCTACAGGTATTTTAGCTACTCGGGCGCTAGTGTTTATTATGCTAGTGCCTATTTTATTGGTGGTCACTCAATATGTTATGTCCTTTATTAGTGGGTACGTGTCAGACGAAGCGAATAAGCTGATTAATGTAGGCATCAATATTATTGACCACATATTCATACCTAGTGTCTTAACAGCCATTGTAGGCTTCTTAGGGCTTTGGGTAGACCAAAATAATAATGGTATTCCCGATAGATTAGAAGAGGAGGATAAACGATGAAAGTATTTATTAACCCTGGCCACGATATTAACTTAGATAGTGGCGCAGTTAACCCTGTATATGGTACGCGTGAATGTGATGTGGCACGTGATGCGGGCAAAATGTTGGCGTGTTACTTGGAAACAGCAGGATGCGAAGTACGTACGCTTCAAGATGATGATTTAGGCCTAGTATGTTCTGAATCTGATTCTTGGGGCGCAGATATATTCGTATCACTTCATTGTAATGCGTTTAACACGGAAGCTCGCGGAACTGAAACACTTTATAAGTCTTTTAATGGTCAACGATTGGCCAATGATATTCAAAGCCAAATCATCCGCAGCATTAATACTGTAGACCGTGGCGTTAAGAAACGTGACGACCTTTGGGTGTTAAATGGCACGGATGCAACTGCAGTATTAGTTGAAATGGCATTCATTGATAACGAAGAAGATCATGCTATGCTATCCAACGACCTCGATACTATCGTACGTGCCATTGCTAGGGGGATTACTGACTACGCAGGAGGGGTATAATGTATGACAAAATCAAAGTTTTACTTAATAGCCTTAGTTACCGCCATGCTGTTATCGGTGGTATTGTGCTCCTCTCCGTCTTTTGCTGCTGGTACATCTTCCACGAGCCAAACGGAAGCAACAATCACGATTCCCTTAACACAGTGGAACGAATTGAAAAGCAACAACGAGAAAGCCTTGAGCTTAATCGAGACATCCAGCATGCCATTGACCGAGGCTCAGACCTTAGTCATGAAGCAAAAGAACGAATTGACCGAAGCACACAATACAATATCGACATTGGAAACAGAATTGATGAAAGCAAAAATGCTATCCATGAAGCAAGAAGTTACCTTAAACGAAATGTCGAACTCATTGACCGAATTGAAGGGGCAAATAGAGAACGACAAACGAACAATCAAACGACTACGGATGCAACGCAACCTATCTCAGATGGTGGGAGCGGGAGCAGTGATTGGAGTAGTGATTCATCGGTAAAGAGGTGATCCAAATATCTCCCTAGCCTTGCGAGGGTGGACGTAAGGCAAGCCCCAGGTAAATACTACCTGGGGCTTTTTGTGTTTGACATCATTTTGACATCAATTTATTAAAAAATATATAGAAATATAGGTAAATAAGAAAATATAAAATGCAGTAAAATACTGTATTTATAGGATTTGCCATTACCTATATAATTAACTCTTAATCAGGGTGTCCAGGGTTCGAACCCCTGGTGGTCCACCAAATAAACCCGCACTACTGTGCGGGTTTTTCTTTTGACATCATTTTTATCAGGGTACCTTTTGACATCATTTTGACATCAATTAGAATATGTTTGAAATCTTTTCCACCACGTCGGCTTCCATAATTGGGGTAACGTGCGAGTAGGTATCCATCGTTTGCTGATACGAGGAGTGGCCAAGCCTCATCTGTACAACTTTAAAGTTTACGCCTGCTTCTAGTAATAAGGTAGCGTGCGTATGGCGTGTATCGTGCATCGTAAAGTCAGGCCTACCGATTGCGGTAGCGAATTTTTTGCATTTTAGTGAAACCTTAGCCGGATCACGAGGATTTCCAAACTTACCGGGGAACACGAGGTTATTATTTCTCCAGTTCGTTGATTTTAATCTTCGTTTATCGACGCATGTGCGAAGTTTTAGGAGCTCTGCGATAGTTTTATCGTCAAGCGAAATAGAACGCCTAGAAGAGCTGTTTTTAGTTGTTTTAGAGATAGTCGTGACTTCGTCGATACGTAAAACTGTCTGATTGACGGTTAGTGTTTTTTGTTTTAAGTTGACATCATCCCAAGTTAAACCGAGTATCTCGCTACGGCGTAAACCTGTAGTAAATGCTAGCTTGAACAGGGCGTGCCATTCGACATCATCGATTTGTTCTAGGAATGTTTCAACCTCTTCTTTAGATAACGTTACCATCTCTCGCTTACGTTCTTGTTTAGGCTTCTTAACCAGTGTGGCCACGTTCTTCGATATTATCTCGTCCATGACCGCCTGTTTAATGATTGCCCTAAGAACGGTTAGCGTGTAACTGATGGTCCGTGCTGATAAGTGGCCCATGTTATTTATTAAAGCCCTTACGTTTAATGCTGATAGCTCAACTAATCGTATTGAGCCTATGAAAGGTACAATATAGGTTTTAATAATATATTGATAAGAGGAGAGGGTATTTTGTGAAATCGTATCCTTCTTAAGTCGGATCCAATACTCACACCATCTCTCGATCGTAATTGTATTATCGTAGTTAGCACATTGCGCTAGTGATTCGACGTAAGCATCCCGTTCAGCAATAGCAGCTTTCTTGGTAGTGCCATAAAAGTATTTACGCTTACCGTTTATCATCTTGGATACCTGGTAGCGTCCATCGACTCGTTTTTTAGCCATAAAAATAACCTCCTAGGCTTAAATTTGAGTATAAGAAATAAGCCTTAGAGGTTTTATGTGATATAATAGTATTGGAGTAAAAATGAAATACCTCTAAGGTATGTAGTTTTTAGTAGCCCTCACTGCGGTGAGGGCTTATTTTTTTTACCTAAAACACAGAATCTAGTACATTGTCATACCAGTGCTTTTTCTTTTTAGGCTGTTGCACTTCTTCAGATGGAGCCTGGTGTATCTCATGGTCAGCTTGCCATTTTGCCAGTGCGTTTTTAGTGCCTTCGTCGACTTTATGTAAGTCGTCCATTTCTTCTTTTGTCATGTTGATAGTACGTTCAAGATATTCCTGCTCATCTAGTAATTCGGTACTCCCGTCATCGTAGTGTACTAGTACCTTAGGACCGTCTAAAGCCTTAAACTCATCGTGAGATACTTCGGTTCTAGCGAATCCTGTAACTGTAACTAAGGCAAGCATAGTAGTAATTAATAAAGTCTTTTTCATGTTAACATCTCCCTTTTATATAATCCCTTATAATACTGATACATAATGATGGTAGAAATCTATAGCCTCTAATTCGGCATCATCGATACATGTTCGACGGACCATTTGCTCTACTAAATTAACGTGATGGTCTAAATAGAAGTCGTCATTAATAATATGCATTAATTCGTGCTTAATTTCTTCCCTCATACGATCATGAGGGAGGTTTTTGTTTATATAGATATTATGAGTATCTATATCTTCACATTCCTCTGACACAGCGTTGGCATGTGGCAAGTCGCAGTAAATCAAATTTACAACCAATATAACACTCTCCCTTGTGTATTATTTGTTTTTTAACTTTAAAAGCTCAATATATTCGACAGCTTTTTCTAAATCCTCCTTGCTTATATCTTTAGCGGCAGAGAAGAGCATACGAGCCCCTGGACGTGTGCGTAGGTATTCAGCAAATTCGGCTGCTTCTGGGTCGGTATAGTAGCCGTCATTATTTGGCTCGCCTATCATAGCCAAATCGTCTGCCGTAATACCGAGCCCTTTACATATTTTAGCTATATTATCTATAGAAGCCCCTCCAACATTTCGTAATATGGAAAATAAAGTAGATGGGGGCATACCTATGTATTGCGCAAACTCACGTTGGGAACCGTGCTTTTTTATTAACATTTTTAAGTACTCTTCTCTTGTCATGGCGAAACTCCTATAACGTAATAATAGTAATTACATATATAGGATAGCATTTGATGTACGAAATTTCAATAATTAAATACGATATTTCAAACATTAACTATATTTAAACGAAATATCAACAAGAATTTATTGGACGTGGACGAAATATCGAGCTATACTAAAGCCATAGAGATGAACGAAATATCGTACATCATAAATGTTTTAACGTGAAAGGAGGTGAGTATATGTATAAAAACCTAAATGCTGAGTTGGCGAGAATGGGGTGGACAAGAAAAGACCTTGCACTAGCTGCCGATATCCGTTACCAAACCTTGAGCGAAAAGATGAACGGTAAAACAGCATTTACATTCCCTGAAGCAATTAAAATTAAAAAGGCTATGAAAATCGATATGCCCTTAGAACAAATTTTTTTAGATTGAATGTCCGAAATATAAAGCTGCAAGGAGGGCCGGTTATGAAAGAATTCGTAAAAGATGAAAGACAAGGGAATATGAACAGTAGAAAAGAATACACCATAAAAATAAAAGTAGATACATATGAATTAGATGACGCGATCAAAAAGCTAAAAAGGCTTAATAAGTTAGCAAAAAAAAAATTGCCACGTGTAACATTTAGCACACATGGCAATTTAAACGAAAAGGAATTTATTGAGCTTCTAGGCAAGTACCAATGGAAATAGCAATTATTGATGATGTATCTAAAAGCAATGAACCAAGTTCTTGGACTGATCCAGATGAGATTAATTTAACATCCTTTAGTAGCAATGAATTCTCATCAAACAATAGATGCCTTTCAGAATTTGGGACATAATTTTTATTTAACGCTTTTTCTGTACTTTTTAGGCATTGATAGAGCAGCTTGGATTGAATATCAGACTCATCACTATATACAGGAAGAGCAGACAATAGACCAGCATTAGTAAGTAATATAAGCCGATTGCCATTTAATTCATTAGCTTCTAAAGAAACAGCAAATGCAATGATTTTCTTATGCATATCCATATAATCACCTCCTTTCAAGGTGATTATACAAACAATAAATAAAATTTATTAATGAATATACAAAATATACATGAATAATTTGTAAAAGGAGGTAGTTATGAATAAAGAATCACTCTATGAATTATGTTCGATATGCTTATGGATTTTAGCATTAGGTATATCCTCCAGCATAAGCATATTCATCTTAGTATGGATGTTCCGATTGGCATGTGGTTGCTAGGAGGTGCATATGAATAAGATGTGCATCACAGTAGCGGAGGCGGCAGAACTTGCTAGCGTACCGCAAACCGTTATCCGAGAATGGGCGCAAGATTTTGACTTCCCGTCCATGAAAATCGGTAAACGTGGAGGTAAACGCCTTATCCACGTTGAGTCGTTTAATGCTTGGCTAGCGAAACGTTGCCAGGCACGAATAGGAGAGTAAACATGTTGAAATTAGTTTATGCACTTCGCATTATCGCAGCTGTATTAGCTGTTGGTGCCATGGGGAGCCTACAACTTGATGTAATCGACTTTTGGACTTGGTTTTGTCAAACCATGCTTGGTGTTACATTATGGATTTTAGCTGGATATTGGTTAGAAGATATCCACGAATTGGAAAAAGAAAAAGTCCGCTGGTGAAAAGTTAGAAAAAGTTTCAGCGGACTTGGTAGAGTGATGATCTAATAACACTCTACCTGTATTGTACAAAATATAGGAGATTAAAACAATGAACAACATTAAAAAAGCAACTTTAGTATTAGGTATTTCTGTATTAGCAGTAAACGTGGCAAGTGCAAATAATAACACATTAGGTGGTACAGATAACACAATCACACCAGCATCTCATAGTAGTGCAGTATTTGGCTATCAAAATACAATCGATGCAAATAATGCGTTAGCATTCGGTACTAACAATACGGTAACTGGTGAAAATGGCTTCGCAGGTGGTAATAACGCTACTGCAGCAGGTCGCAACTCCTTTGCATTTGGTTCTCACGCTGAAAGCTTAGTAGAGTACACAGTAGCCATTGGTAATCAAGCTAGAACCGCATCCTATGATAGCGTAGCTATTGGTAATGGTGCTTTCGTATCCGGTGAATCTAGCGTAGCTTTTGGACGCACTAATAACGTGACTGGTGAAAATTCCGTAGCGATTGGCGCTAACAACGGTACAGTAGCAGGTGGCCAGTCCGCCGTAGTTGGCTATAACAATAAAATCGGTGCCGACAAAGAACAGCTAGTGTTTGGTTCTAACTCCGAATCTAGCGGCCAAGGAGCCCTAGTATTTGGTACACACGCAAAAGCCGTAGCAATGGACGCCGTTGCATTCGGTAACAACACGATTGCCGACAGACCAAATGCGGTGGCAATCGGAACGAACTCCGTTACCGATGATGCGGTAGGGGTTGATGGTATCACAATTAATGGTACTCGCCACGTATTTGCAGGCGAGCAACCGGCAAGCGTAGTAAGTTTTGGTTCTAAAGCCCGCGCCGGTGCAGGCGGAGTAACTCAATACAACCGCCAACTCACGAATGTTAGTGCCGGTCAAATCTCCGCTGATTCATTAGACGCTGTAAACGGTTCCCAACTGTTCGCTGCGATTGATGAAATCGAAACAAACGCTAAACAAATTAGCAAAAATAAGCAAAACATTAAAGATGTGACAATCGGTTTGAACATGCTCGGCGATGTAGTGAACGATCATGAGCAAACTATCGCAGGTAATACTACTGCAATCGCTAACAACACTAATCGCATCAATGGTAATACATCTGCTATCAATTCCCTTGGCCAAAAGGTAACTGCTAATACAGCGGATATTAGAAGCCTTGAACATGTGGCAGATAATCACGAAGGGCGGATCACAACTTTAGAAAATCGTTCTTTGGGCTTAGCTAATGACATTAACAACAAGGTTAACAATCTTGGCCAACGTGTTAATAAGTTGGGCGCAAGTTCCGCAGCACTAGCAGGTCTACACGCCCTTGAATATAACAAGAATGACAAAGGTAGTTTTGCTATTAGCTATGGTCATTACCGTAACGCTAACGCAATCGCACTTGGCGCATTCTATAGCCCTAACGAAAAAGTACGCTTAGGATTCGGCATCACTTTAGGTGGTGAAACTCAATTCAATATTAATGCTGCATTCCGTACCGGTAGAGGTTCTGAATATGAACCACAAGCTAAGAATGGTGAACTCGAACAACTTCGCCAGGAAGTAGAAACACTTAAAGCGTTAGTTAATAAATAAGGAGGTTACTATGCCGGAATTAACATCTAAAAAGGTGATGCCCACGATTAATACATTTGACTTTGATTTCTTTGCTGACAACAAAGGTAAAAGAAATGCAGCTCAAAAAGTAGCAATTATTACAACTAATAGTTACATTAAACTTTCGCTAGCTGCATATAGAAAACTAAATGGACCTGAGTATTTTAGAGTTGGGATAGATATTGATAATAAAGCAATTTGTGTAGCACCAGCGTTATCTACAGAGGCTGATATATTTAAGCCAACAGCAACACAAATCGAAAGAAATACTATTTATATATCTAAAAGTCGCAGTGTAATCAAAAGGCTTCGTGAACTTGGCATTCCAAAGATTGTAGAAGGTCGCTTAGTTGATGATGAATTGCTGTTTAAATTCTAAAGGAGAAATAATCATGGAAAATCAAAATATCTTAACTATTAAATTCAATACGTTAGACGATCTAGCAGTGCAAGTGGCGGATTGGAACGAACGATTAAATCATCAGTGCTGCGGTAATTGCTCTAATGTTGAAGCGCCTACAGTAACAGTTGGCGAGACTATCGATATTGAAGTAGCGGCGTCTGAAGTTGCAGGAAAAGTAGCTACAAAACAACAGCCTGAACCTGTTGAAGTTGAGCCAGCGCAAAAGGATGTCCCTGTAACCGATTTTGAAGGTAAGTCAGTAACAAATAAGAAAGAAGAAAAGGTTGAACAGGTAGAAGAACCTGTAGCAGAACCTGCTCCTGTTGAAACACCGACTGACGAATCAACTACAACAGAAATACCGGAACAGGATGCAACATTAGATGTAACTGCTGAACCTGTAGATAAAAAAGCCTTTTATGGTGAAATTCGTAATTGGATGGGCACAGATAAGGTTCGCGCTGGTAAAGTTCTTACAGTGTTTAAAAAACATGGCATCGTAGGGAAAATTTCTAGTGATGCTTTGACTGATGATATCATCACTGATTTGAAAACAGTAATGGCAGGGGAGGAATAATATGGCTAAGCAACAATTCAAAGCGCAAGCTGACATATGTAAAAAGTCGCTAGACGCATTACATAAAGCAATTGAACTTGACCCTGATAATACGGAAGAATACGAAGCAGGCATTGCATATACCGAAAATGTTATGAAAGCCTCTAATGCCATTGTAAAAGCGTTTGATGTGGTTGAGCCTCCTAAGGCAGCTGTTCCTAAGGATAAAACGGAAGATGTGGCAAAGGGAAAAAAGCCAAAGCGTACCCGTAAGTCTAAAACAGCTAAAGAACCTACGCCAGTTGATAATGAACCAGCTACAGCTGAAACACAGCCAACGGTTGAGCCTAGTGTAGAAGATAACACTGACCTCTTTGCTATGTTTGACGATTAAGGCGGTGGTGTTCTGTGGAAACTGTGTCAAGTTTATATATCCGCAAAATGTTCGATAGCATCATAATTGAAAAACATTATGATGCTGCTTACACAACAATTCACCATTGTGATTGCGATCACACATTTGGTGGCGTATGGAACCGCAAATATAGTATGGGCTGCGGATATTATACAGGTGCGAAATCTTATGTTTGTCCTAATTGTGGAACTCGCTCCGAACCATATG